GAACTATGGTTATGAGTGCGCGCTTTTTGTGAGCACCTTCGGAACGAAAAAAAAGGGATGAGTGTCTGTCTAGGACACCCATCCCTCAGTTAGTTAAAGTGTGCCGTTAGAGCGGCGAGGCTCGAACGAGACACCCAACATGTCGGCAAGCTCTGAAGCTGCTGTAGAGTTTTGTTTGTTTGGGGCAGCAGTCTTAAAGTTAACTGGTGCATTGTATGTGAAGGGCTTGTCGGAGAGCAGGTCGTGGCGTTTAACGAAAATTTGTAAGGCCAGCTCGGCTGCGTGTTTGCAATCCTGTATTCTGGTGAGTTTTTCCTTTACGCGGGTGAAGTTACCCTCCCAGATTTCAATTCCATTCTGAGCCTGCTCAATCAGACTTTTAGCCTCAACGCGCAACGCGTCCTCTTGGTCGTCAAGGTATCTAACTTGCTTAGTCAGGTTGTAGCACATACCGTTGAGGACCGAGATCTGTGTATACTCAAGACCGTTGTATGTTTGGACAATGCCTTGCTTGTCAGTGTAAGTGACTGGGTAGTTGAAGTAGTGGTTCAGCGCAACTGTTACGGTGTTTAGCAATTCTTCTGCGGTGGTTGCAACTGGTGCAGTTGCCTTCAGTGCTGATTTCTTAGTCATGTTACTCTCCTGTTGGTGAAGTCCCTCTAGACCATCTAGAGTTTTTTTCTTCACGAAAACCATGCGTCCACGGAAAAAAAGTTTGTCAGACTCCCTGCGCCTTGGCGCACCCCGAAGGGGCAACGGGAAATCAGAGAGCGGAGTGTGATGGCGGACACGGAGCAACACGGACCCACGCGGAAGGAGTTCTTTACGACTGAGCATGGGGAGTATTGCGAGTATCCGACAGCGCATCCCGCCAACATAGCAACTCTTAATGCATGGTTCTGATTTCCCTCGGGGGAGTTGACACACTTTTTTTCAGTGGTACGCGAGATTGCAAAGATTGTGATTTGATTGATACGTCAACTTGTTGGCGGATCAATTCCTTACAATCCGTGTTTGGTTTCGTGGAGAAAAAAATTGTCGGCATCGTGCGACGTAGCGACACTAAATGTGTCGCTAACCGCACTTGATGACGACTCCGTTTCTTGGACATAGCGAGTGCCTTAGCGCGAGCGTGATCAGCTTCTATGGTATAGTCGTTGTGATGCATGTGAGTGCTTGGTGAAACCATCTGGGGATAAACCCTCTTTGTAAGTAGAATAACGTATTTACATGACGATCTGGATGGTCCACTCTATACACTGATGCATGAGAGAAAAGGAATAACACATGGGTCGTGTAGTGGCTAACGTGTCTACACCCAGTGGTGATCTGACGCTAAAGCAGGATGCCTTTGTCGATGCGTATGTAGCGAATGGTGGGCAAGGAACACAGGCTGCAAAGGATGCGGGTTACAGTGAGTCTGGATGCCATGTTGAAGCGAATAGACTGCTGAAGAATCCTCTGATTATTCAAGAGGTTCATCGGAGAACGGTTATGGCTATAGGAGCTGCGTTACCAAGTGCGCTGAAGACTATAACTAGATTGTCGAGCGGTGCTAAGAGCGAGTATGTCCAGCTAGAAGCATCACGTGATCTGCTTGATCGTGCAGGAATGAGAGCGGCTCAGCGGATAGATCACCGTGTTGATGGTGAGTTACGTGTGAGTATAGACCTGTCGTGAGTAGGTGTGTGGTGTGTGTCTGGTCGACAAGGGGGGTTCAAAACTAGGGGAGGATGACGTAGTGCGAGCACCTCGACAAATAAGTTTACCTCTCAAGGTACTCAATATTTTCTCCCACTCAAAAGGTCCGTAAGATACGTAAGATACGTAAGGTATGTAACATGGCAGCAAATGGTGAAGTAAGGGATAAGGGTTCTCATAGAACTCCATCACAGATTAAGAAGATGGATAATGGGTATAATGCTTCTGCTGAGATGAAGAAGAAGCGTGCCATGAACAATGCTGCTAGGAAGAAGTTGGCAAAGGAAGGGCTTGTCAAGAAGGGTGATGGTAATGATGTTGACCATAAGAAGCCTTTGAGGCAAGGTGGTGGAAATGGCAGGGCCAATCTAAGGGTGCTTGCCAAGGCTGCTAATCGTGCTTGGAGGAAGAAGTAATGGCAACACCGTTATGGCAAAGGAAAGCTGGTAAAAATCCTGCTGGTGGCTTGAACGCTGCTGGTCGTGCATCTGCCAAGAAAGAAGGTATGAACCTGAAGGCTCCTGTGAAAGGAGCACCTAGTGGGCCTGATGAGACTAGGCGCAAGGGTAGCTTCTTGGTTCGTATGGGTTCCTCTGATGGCCCCTTGAAAAAGCCTAATGGTGAAAAGACAAGATTGAAGTTGAGCCTTGAGGCTTGGGGTCATAGTGGTGACAAGGCCAGTGCTGTTTCACATGGCAAGCGATTGCTGGCTAGGTATCAAGCCATGAAGAAGGTGAAGAAGTAATGGCAAAGCCTCCATTGGGATCTGGTGAAAGATACAAGCAGCTTATTGACAAGCTGGAGAAACAGGGTGCAAAAGACCCGAAGGCTCTTGCTGCCTATATTGGTCGCAAGAAATATGGTAAGAAAAAATTCCAAGAGTTAGCTGCGAAAGGAAAGTAACATGAAAAAGCCTATGGGATATGGTAAAGAGATGAAGCCAGCTATGAAGCCAGCCAAGATGGACATGGCAAAGAAGATGGCGGCAAAGAAGACAAAGCCAAAGATGAAATAAAAAAGAACCGTGGGGAGCAAGCTCAACCCACGGCCTAGTTTCACCACACACAGGAGAGTCTTGTTTATACTCCTGCTCACATTGATAGTCAAATAGGTATCCACAGATGAACGATGGATCGTTTAGTAGTACCATCTCTGCCAAAGATCGTGATCGTCTTCGACAGATTGTCAGGCAAACTCACCTAAAGTTCTACCCTCAAGACTTCCTAACCACGGTAGAAGTGGATAAGTTCATTGATGCAATGGGTGCAGAGGTCGTTGACAAGATGCTTCGCCAAGCCGTTAACTCAGGAATGGTTCATTGAACCTTAATTACAAGCCAGCGGGTGACCAACTCAAAGCCTTTATGAAGGATGATTCCTTCTTTAGAGGTATACGTGGACCCGTTGGATCTGGCAAATCAGTGGGTTGTGCCATTGAAATCTTTCGTCGAGCCTTGCAGCAAGAGCCTTCTGATGATGGTATCAGGCGTTCTCGCTGGGCTATCGTGCGTAATAGTTACCCTCAGTTGCGTACTACAACCATTAAGACATGGCTTGATTGGTTCTCTGAGGATGTATGGGGCAAGATGACATGGCATCCACCACCCTATACCCATCGTATGAAGCGTGGAGATATTGAGTTAGAAGTCATCTTCCTTGCTCTTGATAGAGCGGATGATGTGAAGAAACTTCTATCTCTTGAGTTGACAGGCATCTGGGTTAACGAAGCAAGAGAGTTGCCGAAGTCAATCATTGATGCTTGTACCATGCGTGTTGGTCGTTTTCCGTCGATGAAGGACGGTGGCCCTACTTGGTATGGCGTAATTGCAGATACGAACGCCCCAGATGAAGATCATTGGTGGCCCATTATGGCTGGTGAAAGTCCAATCCCAGATCATATTAGCCGCGATGAAGCCCTGATGCTGGTTAAACCAGACACTTGGAAGTTCTTCAATCAGCCATCTGGTATGGTAGAAGAGCGCGATTCTGAGGGTAATCTGACTGGATACCATCTAAATGACAAGGCAGAGAACCGCGCAAACCTAACACCAGACTATTATTCTCGCATCATCGAGGGCAAAACAAAGTCTTGGATCGACGTGTATGTGATGAACAAGATTGGAACACTGTCTGATGGTAAGCCAGTTTATTCAATGTTTTCTGAAGATGTGCATGTGTCGAAAGACCCCATTCTCCCTGTTCCACATGTCCCAATTATTGTCGGCATGGACTTTGGTCTCACTCCTGCTGCTGTATTTGCTCAACATGTTCGGGGTAAGTGGGTCATACTCCACGAATTAGTAGCTGAAGATATGGGTATTGTGCGCTTTGCAGAAGTGTTCCGCATTGAAGCCGCACAGAGATTCCCGCAATCACAGTTCATGGTATATGGAGATCCTGCTGGTGATTACAGGGCGCAAACAGATGAGCGTACACCATTTCAGATCCTTCGTTCAGCGGGTATCAAGGCGTTTCCTGCTGGCAATAATGATCCTGCGCTACGCATTGAAGCCGTCACGACCTCTCTAAACCGTATGATTGATGGGCAAGCGGCCTTTTTGGTTGATAGCAGATGCGTTAATCTACTGCGTGGGTTCAAAGGTGGCTACCACTATAGGCGTATGCAAGTCAGTGGCTCTGTACGTCACGACTCAAAGCCCGAAAAGAACAAGTTTTCTCACGTTCATGACGCACTTCAATACTGCCTTATTGGCGGTGGCGAAGGCAGAAGCCTCACAATGGCTGGTCAGAATCGTAGAACAGTACAGGCAAAGGGTGAGTTTGATGTGTTTAACCGCAAGCCTTTGCAACAAAGACAGAACAAAGTTAGGTTCGGTCCATTGTAAACTTGCGCTTAGGCGTGTATGGCTCGGATAGAAAATGGAGTGTCTCATGTGTTTTTCAGCCCCTAAACCACCTCCTGTTCCTGAGCCAGATCCTGCAATTGCTGAGCAACAGGCTGCTGCAAAAGCTGATGCTGCTGCTATTAAGGCACAGGATAAAGAAAAGCGTCTTCAAGATGCTGTTTCTAAAAGCTCTGGAACCTATGGTATGCGTTCTCTTATCTCTGGCTCTCGTGGTGGTGGCGGCTTTGGTCGCGGAATGTTGGACTAACAGATGATCGAAGTTGAACAACTTCCTCAAATTACACCTAACGAGGGTGCGAATCTTGTCGCCAAGTTTAATCGCGCCAAGCGAATTAAAGATATGTGGGCTTCAAAGTTTGAGGAATGTTATGAATACGCTTTACCACAACGTGAAAGTTTTTATGCTGAAGCTCAAGGACAGATTCGAACTGATAAGATCTTTGATGAAACAGCGGTGGTTGGTGTTCAAGAGTTTGCTTCCCGCCTACAAGCTGGCCTTGTTCCAAACTTTGCGCGTTGGGCAGAATTGGTTTCTGGATCTGAAATTCCTGCTGATCAACGCTCTGAAGTCGATAAGGCTTTAGAGATTGTAACCAACTACGTCTTCGAGATTATCCAGAACTCAAACTTCTCGCAAGAAATCCATGAGAACTTTCTTGATCTAGCTGTTGGTACAGCATGTCTAAGTGTGACAGAGGGCGATGCCCTTAATCCTGTAATGTTTACGGCCCTGCCTCTGTCGCAACTTTATCTCGATACTGGTCCAGATGATATGATTGATCATATCTTCCGTGAGCGTCCACTTCGTGCGTCTAATATTAAGTATGCTTATCCTAAAGCTACTCTGCCAGAAGAAGTCGCCCGTAATCTTTCTACGGGTAAGGACGAAATGATTAAACTGGTAGACTGCACATACCGTATCTTTGGCAGCATGGAAGAAGAAACACGCCGTTGTGTGTTTGATCCAAAGACTTCAGAGATCTATTTCAAGGAATCGTATAAGGGAACTGGCTCTAATCCCTTTATTTCGTTCCGTTGGTCTAAGGCTGCTGGTGAAGTTTGGGGTCGTGGTCCCCTGATGAATGCTATGCCAGCGATCAAGACCTGTAATCTTACCATGCAATTGATCCTTGAGAACGCTCAGATGTCGATCTCTGGTATCTACACAATGGAAGATGATGGCATTGTAAATCCTGATACGATCCAACTCTTGCCCGGAACTTTAATTCCTGTTGCGGCTGGTTCTCAAGGACTCAAGTCAGTTGCGCCTGCTGGTAACTTTGATGTTGCACAGATTGTGCTTAATGACATGCGGATGAACATCCGTAAGGCTCTTTACAATGACATGCTCGGTAATCCTGATAAAACTCCAATGTCTGCTACCGAAGTCAGTCAGCGAATGGCTGATCTTTCTCGCCAAATTGGTGCTGCATTTGGTCGTCTTCAGTCTGAAATGGTTAACCCTGTTCTTCGTCGTGTTGTTTATATTCTAAAGAAGCAGGGTCGTATCCAAGTACCGAGCGTCAATGGGCGTGAGGTCAAAGTTCGCTCAACAAGTCCGCTTGCTCAGGGTCAGGCACAGCAGGACATTGTTGCGTTTGATCATTTTGTTAGTCTAGTTCAGCAAAGATTTGGTCCACAACTTGTCAATTTGCTGGTCAAGAGTGAAGATGCTGCCAAGTATCTGGCAGATAAGTTTAGTGTTCCTGAGCGCTTGTTGCGTTCCGATGGCGAACGCGCTAAATTAGTGGCCCAACTAACACAACAAATGGGTGCTATGAATGGACAGCAACAGCAACAACAGCCAGAACAACCCCCGCAAGGTGCGGTTGGTGGTGGGATGTGACGGCTTAGAGCGTTCCGAAACTAAAGAATTAGAACTTAATCGGCTATTTAATGGGGTATTCTCTAGCGAAGGCGCAAAAGAATGTCTTGCATATTTGCGATCTATTACAGTAAATTACGTTGGTGGTCCTAATATCACACCAAATGAGCTAATGCATCGAGAAGGATCGCGCTACCTTGTCGGCATTATCGAACAGCGTATTGAAAAAGGAAAGCTAAAATGAGTTTGATTAATGCAACAGAAGGTACAGATACCTCTAATGCTGATGGTCAACAGGTTCAAAACCAGAATGTAGAAGGCCGTCCTGATTGGTTGCCTGAAAAATTCTGGGTAGAAGATAAAGCCAACTGGGAAAATCTTGCCAAGTCTTATGGTGAACTTGAGACTAAGTTTCGTTCTAAAGAAGATGATCTCAAGTCCAAACTGATTGATGAACTGGCTGCTGAAGCCTACAATAATCGACCAGAGTCGGCAGATCTCTATGCTATTCCAGAAGTTGAAGGTATTCAGATTGAGGAAGTAGCAAATCACCCATTGACTAAGTGGTGGTCTGAGTTTGCATTTGAGAATGGCTTTGATCAGGAAACATTCCAGACTGGTATTCAGACTTATATCGACTCAAAAATGGCAGAGATGCCAAACTATGAAGTGGAAATGCAGAAACTTGGTGAAAATGCCAAGGTCCGCACTGAAGCTATTGGTATGTGGGTCAGTAAGAACTTTAGTCCAGAAGAACAGAAGTCTCTTGAGCGAATCTGCACTACGGCTGAAGGTGTTGCTACCGTAGAGAAAATGATGAGCATGATCCGTGGTGATTCTACTGCGGTAATTGACTCAGCTCCGTCTGATACTACGGAACAAGATGTGAAGAAGATGATGCAAGATCGACGCTATTGGCATCCTGCTGATCGTGATCCAACCTATATTGCAAAAGTTGAATCCTACTTTAAGAAGAAATACGGCTGATGATCATACGTCAATTGCAACCAGAAGATGTGACTGATTGCATTAATGCTGGTCGTGAGATGCATAGAGAGAGTGTCTATGCATCTACTCCATTTAGTGAACATAGTTTGCTTAATCTTTCGCAGCAATGCCTAGATAATCCAGACTATGTTTGCTTTGTTGGGTATGAGGGTAGCGAATTAGTGGGGATGATGGTCGGTGTCAAGGCAAACTATTGGTTCTCTGATTCTACTTCTTACGCTGCTGATCTTGCTCTCTATGTCCGTAAAGATTTCAGAGGGTCAACTTGTGCTATACGACTATTACAGGCATTTATGCGATGGGCAAAAGCTGCAGGATGTTTGGATATTCGTTGTGGTGTAACAACACAAATTAATCCAGATGTTGCTAGACGGCTTTATGTCAATGGTTTTGGCTTTGAAGATGGTGGTACATTGTATACAAAGCGAATAAGTCCATTGACTGCATAAGTTTCTTAATAGAAAGATCTGGTTCGAGGCCCGTATTAAGTTGAGTAAGCCCCGCAAGGGACAACTTGTTATCTCAATGCAGTCGGATAACCTTTTAACCCAAGGTGTAACTCAACAGTGAAAGGAACGCATTATGGCTTTGACCATTGATCAGGCGTTTATTAAACAGTTCGAGTCCGAAGTGCATATGGCTTACCAACGCGCTGGCTCGAAGCTCCGCAATACTACCCGTTTTAAGGGTAACGTAAATGGTACTTCTACTACCTTCCAAAAAGTCGGCACTGGTGTCGCTTCGCAGAAGGGTCGTCATGGCAGTGTTCCTGTGATGAGCATTGATCACACGGCCGTCGAATGTACTTTGTCTGACTACTATGCCGCTGACTATGTTGATAAACTCGATGAGTTGAAGATCAATATTGATGAGCGTCAGGTTGTTGCTCAGTCTGCTGCAAATGCATTGGGTCGTAAATCTGATGATCTAATCATCACGCAATTGGATGCATCGACTAATGTTATTACTGAGTCTAGTACTGATGGTTTGACTCAGACAAAAATCAACACGGTCTTCGAAACCTTTGGCACGAACGATGTTCCTGACGATGGTGAGCGTTACTTTGTGATCTCTCCTGCTGGTTGGGTTGATCTGCTTAGCATTTCTGCCTTCAGTGATGCAGACTTCATTGGTTCTGATGATCTGCCTTACAAGGGCGGTATGGTTGCAAAGCGTTGGCTTGGCTTTATGTGGATGACTCACTCTGGTCTTCCTGTTGCTTCGACCATTCGTAAGTGCTTTGCCTATCACCGCACTGCAGTCGGCCTTGCTTCTGGTCAGGACGTATCTACGGAAGTGAACTACGTTCCTGAGAAAGCGGCTCACTTGGTTACTTCGAGCATGTCACAGGGTTCTATCCTGATTGATACTCGTGGTACCTACGAAGTCCAGATTAAGGAGTAATTGATCATGGCTTTTACCCGCTCTACATTCGTCAAACTTGCTGGTGGTGCGCGTCAGGTGCATTACTACTCAACTGCTGATGCTATTGCTACAGTCATTGCTTCTGGGTATTTCAACTCAGCAACGAATGATATGAAAGCACATGACATCATTCTTGCTGTGACTTCTAACACTGGTACTCATGCCGTAGACATGCTTGTCGTCACTTCGGCAACTGATGCTGCCACTGTTACTGTTACTAATGGCACTTAATAGTTAGGGGCGTTTCCTCCTTTTCGCCCCATTATGGGAGGGATTATACGGTCCCTCCCATTTCTTTATGTGGAGATAGATAGTGGCTATTACCGATATTGATATTTGTGCTCGTGCTTTGATCTTGATTGGTGCATCACCTATCACATCATTTGATGATGGCACGACTGAAGCTACGGTAGCCTCTAATCTTTACGAAGATACAGTTAACGATCTTCTTTCCCGTCATCGCTGGCGGTTTTCAACTGGACAAGTTCAGATGTCTAGGTTGACTGCTGTTCCTGATGCACGTTGGGATGCAGCCTATCAGCTTCCTGCTGATCAAATTCTTGTCCATGCTGTAATGATCAATGATAATGTGATCCCTTATGATCGTTATCAGGATATGATTTATTGCAATGCAACATCTGAAGAAGAAGTCTACATTGACTACTCATTCAGATCGACTGAGGATAGCTGGCCTCCATATTTTATCACGCTAGTTCAGTATCAACTGGCATCTATCTTTGCCTACTCTGTTGCAGCACAAGAAGTGCTAGCAGAAATGTGGGAGAAAAAAGCTGTTCGTCAGCTTGCTGCTGCTCGTTCCCTTGATAGTCAGAGCCAGACAACTCGTCGGCTTAATGTTCAGCGGTATCATCAACTTCGCACTACAATTCGGGGGTAAGTATGGGCGTTAAACTTGTCCAAACAAACTTCTCGTCTGGCGAGGTAGATCCACTTCTTGATATGCGTCATGATACGGGCGCGTATTTGAATGGCGCACGTAAACTACGTAATGTTGCACTGCTCAATCAGGGTGGTGTTGCTCGTCGTGCTGGCACAAATCATCTTAATACATTGACTGCACGAACACGCCTTGTTCCATTTGAGTTTTCTGCGTCTGAACGCTATCTATTTGCGTTCTCTAACACACGCCTTGATATTTATGGGACTGATGGATCTCTTATTACATCATTGACTGGCTGTCCTTGGACAACATCAATCTTGTTTAGTATGACCTATACTCAGGCTGCTGACGTAATGATTGTGTGCCATCAAACAATGGTTACACAAAAGATTACTCGTACAGGTGCTTCAACATTTACACGTGCAGCTCTTGCATTTACAGAAGGTGTTAACGGCAATCAAATCTTTCAGCCATACTACAAGTTTGCAGATGATGCCGTAACACTTCAGGCTAGTGCTACCACTGGTTCTGGTGTGACAATCACTGCAAGTGCTGCTGGATTTACATCTTCTTATGTGGGTCTACGCCTTCGTTGGTTTGGTGTAGAAATTCTTATCACTGGATATACAAGTTCAACAGTTCTTACTGGGACTATCAAAGGAACCCTAGAAGCAAACTATGATATTGATCCGTTTAGATCAAAAGATGCATCTACCACAATTGAAGTAACCCATGCTCAACATGGTCTTGCTACTGGCGCAAGTGTTACAATCTCTGGAGCCAATGGATTTGCTGGTATTACAACTGCAAACCTAAATGGCGCAAGAACCATTACAGTTATTGATGATAACAAATATACGTTTGTCGCTGGTGGAGCTGCAACATCAAGCGTTGATGGTGGTGGTCCAAACGTAAAATTTAGTGGTGCAAATCTTCCAACACGAAACTGGGATGAACCATCATTCTCTGTAGTAGCTGGCTATGCTGGTGCTTGCACATTCCATGAATCACGCCTCTGGCTTGGCGGATCTTTGTCTCAGCCAGATGCATTGTGGGCATCCAAGATTAATCAATTCTTTAACTTTGATGTTGGTGAAGGTTTAGACAACGAATCAATCCAAGTCACAATTGGATCTGATGACATATCAAACGTAAAACATCTTGTGTCTAATCGGCACTTGCAGATCTTTACCTCAACGTCAGAGTTTTATATTCCTCGCAATCAAAACACAACGGTTACGGCTGGCAACATTACAATTAATAGGCAGACTCCATATGGTTGTGCTGATATTCCTCCACATCCTTTTGATGGCGCAACGGTTTATGTGCAAGCTACGTTAAAGGCTGTTCGAGAGTTTATCTACACTGATGCAGAACAGGCTTATAACTCTGCTGCTTTGACCATTCTATCTGATCATCTAATTCAATCTCCTTTTGATATGGCTGTTAGTTACGGCACAACAGATAGATCAGAACAGTATCTCCTACTTGTCAACAATGATGGCACAATGGCTATCTTTCATTCTGCTCGTGCTGAAAAACTGGCAGGATGGACTTTATGGAGTACAAAACACCCGTCTGGCATTGCCAAATTTGATAGTGTTACAACAATTGGAGATAAGATCTATGTGTCTGTTCTCCGTGGTACATCATATTATCTTGAGCAATTTGCATCCGATCATCTTGATCTATCTCTTGATTGTTCAAAGTCATATACAAGTGGATCTGCACAAACAGTATGGACTGTTAACTCAATCTATCAAAATAGAGTTGTATCTGTTGTATCAGGCGGGTATTACCTTGGCGATTATACGGTAAATGGGTCCAACCAGATTACATTGAATGATGCAGTAACAGATATTGTTGTTGGATTTAACTACGATGTAGAAGTAGAAACGCTTCCAGTACATATTGCACTTCCACAAGGTGTATTCACGGGTAGACCAAAACGGATTGCTCGTGTTATTCTTGGCCTTAATAGTACTCTTGCTGTTACTGTAAGAGGTAATCGACTTATTATACGTCAGGTTACGGATGATTTTTCTTTAACTCCAACTGCTGTTACAGGGAAAAAAGAGTTCTTTTTGCTTGGTTTTAACAGGGACGCAACGGTGCTTATAACTCAATCTGAACCATTGCCCATGCGGCTGCTTGGTCTAGCAATGGAGGTATCTGTATAATGTGTGAACCCATTACAATGTTAATGATTGCATCTACGGCTGTGTCGGCTGTAGGTGGTGCTGTTCAGGCTGGGCAAGCGTCTGCTGCTGCTGAGTCTGAAGCAGCGTTCCGCAATTACCAGATTGAAATTCAAAACCGTCAGCTTGCAGAAGATAAAAGACAAGCTGAGATCCAAGGACTTCAACAAGAGAACGCTCGTCAAGAGGCATCTCGTCGTGCTCGTGCAGCTAATGAAGCATTTATTGCATCATCTGGTATTGGTGAAAATATCTCTTTCTTGCAGGGTGCTGAAACTGTTGCAGATGAAAATCTTCGTCGTGATATTGCAAGCCTAAGATTGAACACAGCTATTGGTCAGAACCGTATTGCTGATCAGATTATGGTTAATAAGGCAGAAGGTCAGTTTGCTACTGCTAAGGCTGGTATGATCTCTCAAGGCGCATGGACTGGTGCTATTACCAATACCGTTGGCTCTGCCCTTTCTAATGCCTATAAAGGCTATTACTATCAGACTAGATAAGGACTCATAGCATGGCTATTATTGAAGATCCCCAGCGCATTGGTGTTCAGCCAAGCAATCGCTATATTCGTGAGTTTAAGACCGATTTGCCTAGCCCAGATTTTTCTGGTGTGCAAAGAATTTCTACTGCTTTGTCTGGTATTGCAGAAGAGCAACTTAAAACTGATGCTGATCTTAAATCAAAAGAGTTTGCATATTCGCAAACACTTCAGAAAGATGGCGAAGGTAACTATGTAAAACCTGTTGTTCCAGAAGGCTTTGGTCCATATGCTCGTAATAAAGTTAATGAGCTGCTCGATGAACGCATGGTTCAATCAACTTATTATGACATTCAGCCAGAGTTAGATCGTATTCGTAACGATCCTCAAAACATGCGCGATCCTGTCCGTGCGCGTGAATTGATGAATACCTATGTTGATACTCGCCTTAAAGCTCTGCCACCTCATATTGCTGGTCGTGTTTCTGTTTATGCAATGAAAGAAGTAGAAGAACGCGCATCAAGTGTTGCTCGTCAAACTGCTGAAGAAACACGCTCATTAAATCTTCAAGATCTTAAAAAAACACAAGAAATGCATTTCAAGAATATTATTGAATTGCTGTCTATTGGAAATGAAGAAAGCAACAAAAAAGCAGAATATCTATCTGGTGAAATTGCTCGTATTCAAGGTGTAATTGTCAGTCAAAATGGCGACAGTCGTATTGGCACAGATAATATTATGCAGACACTAGGATCAGCAAAAGAAGCTGGTCGCATCTTTAATGACATTAAATTAAGATTTGAGCAGGGAGTGCTTCATTCAAACGATTTGCGTGATCTTAGCCGCATTTTAAGTGGTGGTGGTTCTCCAAGTGAAAACGTATTTGGTATTACACCAGATGGCGTTGTTACAAATATGCCTACTCCAGAAGTTAGAAAAGCTCTAACTTCAAAGATTGAAGAATTTTATACAAAGACTGTTGAACGAGAGCAAAAGTCAGCAGAACAGCAAACATATGAAATTATGAAGCAATCTGTTGATAATGGCGTTCGCATTAATAAACCAATGGGCATGAGTGATTCTCAATATGCTTCTCATGTTTTGCGGCTGAGTCAGGAATATGGAATTAATCTAAATACACCAGAAGGTGTAGCGCAGATTTCTGCCAAAGTTGGTGAAATTCCAGCAGAATATTACAAAACATTGTTTAAAAATAATGTTAGAGATGGAAAAATTGAAGAACTTCTTCCATTGTATGAACATATTAGACAAATGCCAGATCGCAATGGTTCTCCTGTGAATAGGTCTTCTGATCTTCTTTATTCTGAAGATCATTCTCTAATGGAAAATTATTTGCAGTTTCGGCGCACAGATAATCAGCAGCCAGCGGATGCTATGAAATCTGCTCGTACTGCTATTGCTAACGGCTATACTATTGAACGCGACCCAACAAAAATGGAAGCAATACTTTTATCTGAGTTGCGTTCTAATGGTGTCCCCAATCCTACAATTAACGATTTTCAAAAGTTTGTTGATAAGAGGATGAATGAAATTAATCCATATTGGTTTCAAGGTGGCCAGCAACTCCATTATAAAGATTTAGATAACCAAACAAGAGCAGACATTTTGTCTCTTATTCGAAGAAAAGTTGCAGATAATGTTACACTTGAAGCGGCTGTTTCTTTTGCAGCAGGAGCATTAAAGCGCAATTATACATCAAGTCCTTCAGATCTTGATAATGCCATCGCTCGTCAACAAAAAGAATTTTATAATGGGAAAACTGATAAGCCTCTTATCAGAATGGATTCTGTTGTCCCATCAATTATTAATCCGCTTGATCCAAAATCAAATTCGTCTGAATATGTAAAGCGATATATGAATGAACTTGTCTTGCGTGGAACAGGACAAGATACATCTGGTACTGTAGGAACGTTTATTGGTGCTGGATCTGGTAGCAATACATATGCTCGTTCTGCAGTAACCGTTCCAAATTTTAAACTATATGCACTTAATGATACTGGGACAGAACGCGTCACATTGCCAAAAGATGCTGAGTTTGAAAAAAATCTTTTTGTCAAACAGCGCAGTTCTACGGACAAAAGTTTTGAAGTGTATTACTTTAATCCAAAAGATAAAGGATCTGTTCCTCGTCATGTTACATATGAAGATGGAAGATTGCTTGTTGTTAACTTTTCAAAAGTTGCGCGTGAAAATACGGAATATGTAAACGATAAAATTAGATCATCTGTTTCTACAAATACACCTATTGCTCCAAAAGTTGAAGGAACATCGTATTTAGACAAAACTAATATCTACAAGCCCGTAGATATTAATGATATTCTTCCAAGTGGCGGCATTGCTGGATCTACTGGCGGTGGTGTATCTCAACCATCTACAAAACCAAAACCAGTTGGTAAGACGGGCGATCTTGTTTCGCCTCGTCAAGATATGATTACTGATCAAGGAGTAGACCAGAAAAATGTTAACCCTATTCTAAAAGAATTTGTTTTAGATTTTCAAAAGGACTTTCCTAAAGCTGTTGTTACATCAGGATTTAGGGATCCATTTAGAAACGCAAAAGTTAATGGAGCAAAAGACTCTGAACATCTTCGCGGCAATGCGGTGGATATTCGTATTTCTGATATGAATGATGATGAAAAAGAAACATTTGTAAAATCCATGTTAGCAAATCCTGCTGTTGGTGGTATTGGATATTACAACAATGGAAGTTTGCATATTGACTATCGAGATCCCAATAATAAAGCAGCTTGGGGTCCAAATAGAAGTAAGACAAGTTTGCCTACTACTCCTTATTGGTATCGTACTCATGTTGAACAATGGATGAAACAGAATGGCTGATCCTATTATTATTGATAATCCCATCGTAACAACTGGCGATAATCAAAATAAAGATCTTCCTTTCACGGGATCATTCCCGATTGAATATACTCGTCCACAAATTCAACCATTGCCTACCAACCAAGGTTGGTGGGACAAAACTACTGATGAATGGATGAGTTCGACTTCTGTCCAAACTGCTATTGGATTGTATAACGCTAGGCGTAATTATAACATTGGAACTGCATCATGGGATGGCATATCCATTTCCAGTGGTGAAAGTCCGTACAATGAAACGGTTTCATTTGATCGCTACAATCCAAATAACTTTGTTGGCTATGAACGCATTGCTGACAAATTGGTGCAAGCAGAATCACAGACAGAACTTGAAGGGTTAAAACTGCAATACGATGAGCAAAATGCTCGTAAAGAACGTATTCAGCAAGATCCAAGTTTTACTGCTGCTCTTTCTGCTGCGGCTGCTGATCCATTAAATTTGCTAATTCCGTTTTGGACCGTAAGGGGTGCTGGCGTTATCTCAAATATTTTCCGTGGAGCTGTTGCTGGAGGTGGTGCTTCTCTTGTTGACTCCGCATTGGGTTATCAATTTGATCCTACATTTACAATTGATGATGTAAAAGAACGTGTTTTCTATGGCACACTGTTTGGTAGTATTCTTGGTGGCGGCATTGGGTTTGCTACTCGTAATGCTCATGGGATTGCAAATAATTTTGCGTCTGGCAATAAAGAACTTGATAACCTATTTGATGAAGTCAGAACACAGGCTGGTCCTGATGGCTATATTCCAACACGCCCAAGTGTTTATAAGGCCGAGCCAACAACTTTTAATCCCGGTGTTGCTAAAACATTTTTAGGTTTGCAAGAAAGTGTCCGAATGAGTCCATTTGGGCGCGTGATGCAAAGTGGCATTCGCTCTATTGCTGATCTTGCATACATGACTGTTGGTGATGGCGGTGTAAAACTTGCTCGTAACGTCGATGGTATTGCATCTCCAGACTCTATCTATACGCGCATATCTAATCGCAAATCTATTGTCTCTTCTATTCTTCAAGAGACAGATAATCTTTATAATGAATATCGCACTGGTGCTACTGGCTTAAATATTGCTGGGCAAAATGTATATACAGCCGCTAGTCGTGTTTCAGATGTGTTTACAACTCCAGCTAAACGAGCTGCTCGGAATATCCTTACTCCTTCTGAATTTGATCGTGAAGTTTTTCGTGCATTCAAAGCAGATAAGATTGAAGCGACATCTCGTGTTGCAGAAGCTAATCCGTTTATTCAACGTGCAGCAGAATCGCTTCAGAAAAAATTTGAGGCAACTCGCGTTGAGCTAAACCAGAATGGATTGTTTCTTGATCGACCAACTCGCACTCTTGAATTAAAGCGCATTGTTAAACGCAAAGAAGATCTTCAGCAAAAGCTGGTTGATGTGATCAATGCTGGAGATGTAACTCATAACTCCACTGTTCAAATAAAACGCATTGAGAATGAAATTGCTCGTATGCACGATCAGATTGCTCAATATGAAATGTATGGTATGCAGCATATTGATGATATGCAGGGCGCAATTGATGGCATTTCCGCTACATACAAAGAAAACAAGCGTTCTGCTGCTAGCGCAATTGATGCTATGAGAAATAGTGTTACAAAATTTAATGCTAAATATAAAGAAATCTATGACGATCTTTCTGACATGATTGAAAATGGCGAAGTGTTAACGCCAAAGCAACAGGCTTTTTATGATAGTCTGTCAGAACAAATGGGTGGCTTTTTTGATAGAGATGCGCGTATAGCAAGTCTTGTAAAAAAGTTTAATCGTCCGTTGACAGACAAAGAGATGAATCTTTTTGAGACGCTTACTGCGGCAATTGATCATACAAAACGTCTTGCAAAATTGGTTGAGACTGGAGCTTATGAACCTCCTGCTCAGCATCAAGGCGGCGTGTATATGCATCGTATTTTTAACAAAGAAGCGATTGCAATGGATGACGCTGCTGGTGGTCCTCGCCGTTACCGTAAGATCCTGACTGATGCTTTTACAGAGCAGACAGCAGAATTGGGTTATCTGCATGAGAAGAAGGCAATTGCAGATGACTTGCTAAAAGAAAAATATTCTAATGTTCAAAATATTTTAGACAAGATTGCAGAAAAGTTTGCCATCTCTAATGATGAACTTTCTGAAGTTGAACGTACTCATGAGGGTATGTTTGGCAAAAGCATTAAGACGCTTCTTAAAGAAGCTAATGTCAGTGTAAAGTATGGGGCTACTGGTAAAACAAGGGCAGATGGTAGCCCTGTTCATGCTATCTATCATGGTAAAACAAATTCAATCAGCATTGATCTTGAAGCTGTTGCTAAACAATGGATAAATAAACCTTGGGAAAATCCAAAAGTAGCTGGTGTTGACCCTCTTGATAGTAATGTGTTTAAGACTCCTGCTGATTGGGCTGAGTTTGTATTTCGTCATGAGATTGCACACTCTACATTAAAGCGTGGAGCGCAGGAAACTCTTGCCGAATATGAAAACCGCATTAACCGTGTGGCAATGAATCAGATGGAACAGCGTGTTCCTAAGCGGAAATTGACTGATGCTGAACGGCAGAAGGCAAATGTTGCAAAAGAAATTCGTCGTTCCATTAATGATGAAATTGAAAATGTTAATCTCTCAGGTGAGGCTGGTGCAAAACTAAAAGCATCACGGAGTCCCGAAGATGACTTGATGACTCCAGAGCAATTTCTGGAAAAGAAAAATGCTATTAAGGCTCGTGCTTTGATTAAGGATATTAAGGATGGGCTTGTTGAACGACTAGATAAAACTGATTTTGATGGAAGGGTTTCATCTAAAATAAATCAACGTGTTGATGAGATGATCAATAAGCAGCTTGGTCTTAATGATATTGATGTTAATGACTCAAGTGGGTTTGGTCCGTCTTCTTGGAGACTTGGACGTAAAATCAATTTGACCAATGAAGAACTTGATGGCTTCCTTGTTGATGATGTTCGTGAAGTTTCTCGTCGGTATTTTGAACAGTCAGCCAAAGCCATTGAATATAAAAAAGCCTTTGGAACTGTTGATGGCGAAGAAGCTGTTGCCGATGCGTTTATCCAAGCCGCTTCTGAAGTTAAGGGAAATTCAGTTAAAAAAATAGAAGACACGCTTTATAAGCATGAAGTTGATCTTCGTCTTGCAATGGACTCTGCTAATCATTCTTTGAAGAATGATATGCCGTTAACTTGGACAAATCAAATTGTTCGTCTTTTAAAAAACTA